ATGAGGGTGGGGGGCTCAAATTGCGAACCCCCCTCCCCCGGTGTCGTCGAAGAAATTTTATTTTTCAATCATCGATCTCGAAAGTTTGATAGAAATTTGTTCCATCAAGATTGAGAATTCGATCAATTGCATTTTCAATTTCTTCGATTTCAAGTTCTTCACTTAACGAATCGCTTGTAGTGCACAGCCTAGCCACCAGGCCACAGGTACCGTAGCCGTGGGCCGTGTCAAAAGCAAACCATTCGTCCCATGAAGTTCTTGGATCGTAAGGATTGTCCACTGTGGACAGCATCCTAGCCATAGTAGACCTCCTCAGAGAGGCCCTGTGAGGGGGTGTGTACCATGGTGTGGTCAGCCCTCCTCAAGAGCACGGTGTACAGAAGTTGTTGAGATTCCCAAAGCTTCAGCAATCTCAGCAGCAGTCTTACCTCTGCTACTCATAGCCTTAGCTCTAGACACCATGCTGGACGATACCTTAGGCTGCGACCTAGGTGTAGCCAGTTCCCTAACTACTGATTCATCAGCAAGTTCAAGAACCTTGTTGAGAGCAGCCTGTGAGACAGCACCTTCCTGGATAGCCTGCCACTCTCGAGGAGTGATAGCGAAAGGCTTCTTGCCAGCCCCCGTTCTTGAACGGGCCTCGGCTAAAGCCTGGCGCCGGGCTTTCTGGAGGCGCTCTTTGTCATTGGCAAGAGTCGGATCAGCCTGCTTCTTAGCCCTGATTACCGCATCTGCCAGGACCTGTGCCTGTCTTTCCCTGGGTTTATTCCGGAGGGCCTCGTTAACTTTGGCCTTGAGGGACTTAACTTCAGGGGCATATGTCTTGGCGGCCTGGGGGTTCTTTCGAACAGAGGGGATAGCAAGCGTAGCCTTACGGGCTTCGTTAGCCATAGCCTTCAGTTCGTTAGAGTGATTGGCATAGACCGTTTCGATAGCACTCCCGTTCTTAGAGACAAGGGAGTATGCATCATGGGTCTCGGCCAACTTAGTAGACTTCTCAGTACGAAGTACAGTCTTACCATGCTTGTCTACATAAGTAGCCCCAGTCTCTTCATAGACCTTGCGTCCAGTCTTCTTGTCGATAGGCCCACCCTTTGAAGCGGACCGGACTTTTCTTTCAGCAACACGCTTCTCGGAAGAAGCACGACTGATAAGAGTAGAGGCCCCAGCATTTGCCTTACCCTGGTATTTCTTCTTGAGGGCGGCAATACCATTATCGATCTCGGACTGCTTATAGTTAAGCTTGTGCTTCTCAGCATCAATCACAACCATGGAGTGTCGAACAGCCCGGGCAATCTCAGCCTGGTTTGCACCACCGATTGTCATGTCGGTGATCAGGTTCGAAACCTCACCCATCTTCATCTGCTTCTGCTTAGAAGTCATGGGCTTCATTCCAGGGTATGCCGGATACATAGCCTTGGGGTCGAAGTCCTTCAGCCCCTTAAGAGCTGGTGAGGTCTTGACCTTTCCGCTATTGTTCGGAATACACAGAACAGAGTCACCATCGAAGTCAGCACCTGACAGTCGTTCCGCAACCTTGGGGTGAATCCCGATTGCGTCCTTAACCTTAGTCCCTATTGCTTTTCGGGCATGGGGGTTTTTATTATTGACTGTCAGTTCAGGGATCTCGAATCGTCCACCGTGAGGGTGACGAACAAGAACCACCTTCTCCCCATGTTTGAAGTTTGGGGCGTAAACCTCCGTGGTCTTCATCTTAGGTACGGGAAGGATTACCTGGCTGGCCTGTCGAGGAAGAGCAGCGGCCTTCAGATCCACAGCATCAGAATCCACTGAGTCTGCGAAAGACTGCAACAGCTTCTTCTTGACGGAGGGATTTGTGAGGGCCATGATCTCTTCGAACTCAGCACGGCGCTTGTCTCGTACCTTCTGAAGCTGCTGCTTAGCAAGAGAGACGGGCTGCTTCGAGAGGAACTGGGAGCTCAAGGTCTTCGACCAATCACCCCAAGTACCCTCATCGTTGACTATGTTCATGGCAGACAGCTTCTTCTTGCCGTGGGCATCAGTGTAGTGAAGCTGCTTGCGGATCACAGAACCGAACGGGTTCGCCGGGTCACCTGTCTGCTTCTTGAGAGCGTCCAGTTTGTTCCCGGTTGGGTTCTTGTTGGTGTTGAATCGGAGATCATATCCCTTAGGAATGTCATCCGAGTACATAGCCATACCCTTGAGGTAGTGCGTGCCATCAACAGAAATTCGAACCTGTGCGTAGTTGGAAGAACCGAGGGAGAGGTCTTTGACTCCACGTCGAACCTCAATGACGCCGTCCATATCGGTACCACCCTCGTTTCCATAGCGAACCTTGAGTCGCTTACTGGAAACTGCAGTGGGCTTCTCGATACCGTACACGGTACGACCCCGGTCCTCAATGTTGACACCGGGGGCCTTAATTTCGCCCCGCTTGGCCAGAACCGTCTTGTAGTCCATGCCCGGAGGCACCAGGACCTTCATTTCGGTGAACTTACCAGTCGTTTGCTGCTGGACCTTCACCTTGTGGACGTGATAGCCCTCAGCCTCGAGCATGGCGGTAGCGGTCTTCATCTTAGTGCTTGTAACACCCATGTTGACCTCAACGCCGAGTCCGACGTCAAGGAGACCGTCCTTACCAACCTGCTTCTTGAGCTCCTTGGCCAGTGCCTCAGTACTCCCCGCCCTTTCTTTGAGGGTGGGGTCTAAAAGCGCTCGAACGGAGGACTCGTTGATGCCCATACGACGACCAATGGCCGTGTTGGACATTCCCTTCTCCTTGAGACGGGCCACCATCGCAACATCAGCCTTACGCTTCTCGTTCTTAGCAATGGACTTCTGGGCTCGAAGCTGGGTGGTGGTCATCCCAAGACCCTTGGCGATCTCAGTCTCAGAGAGACCCTTCGCCTTAAGGTCCTTGATGGTGGAAAGCAGGTCACCAGAGTGCTGGTGCGGGTCTTGACCAGAACCCCAAGGATAGCGCCCGGAACGGCGCTTAACACCATAGTGGGCGAGATCCATTAGGCCTCCTCTTCCTTGATCTTCTCGATCAGCTTATCGAACTGGATGATGGTGTCCATGATTCGGGCAATATCCTCGCCCTCAGGGTTTGCTACCTGAATATCATCATTCTGGTAGATACGGAGCTCATAGTTAATGGCTCCAGGACGCTCATCATACTCGAGGCAGAAGAGCGCGGCGTAGATCATGAGTTGATCAACCTTAGCCGGGTGAACGCCGGTCTTCAGATCGTGGATGCGAAGCAGGCCCTTGTCAAAGGAGATAGCGTCAGCAGTGCCAAAGCAGTTGATCGAGTAAAACAGGACTTGCTCCGGGACCATCCGAAACCCAATAGCATCGTTAACATAGTTATTGAACGTCACCTTGTTTCGGGGCATGCGCATCTTCAGACGAATGTGCTCAGCGGCGAGCTCGTGAAGACGGGTACCTTTAGCTGCGGCCTGGGAAGTCCTAAAGGACTCGATGAGTTTGTCGGGTGAGTAGTTGAGCCAGTGATACTTACTGGCGGAAAGGAATGCGTGGGCCCCACTAAGCTGTGAGTGATTGTTGAACTTCACTGAGGATCTCGCTCTCGTTCTCAGGGTAGATGAATGCAGCGTACGACATAGCATGCATTGTCCGAACGTAGTGTGCCTGGTTCGGACGGACTGAGGCTAGTTCGCCTCGCTTCACCTCAAGGGCCGCCCAACGATTCTTATAAAGAAGAATCAGATCGGGTATACCTTGAATGTAGTTGGGGTCATTTTTAAGAATGATGATCCCAGGCAACATCTTGTTCAGCTTCTTGATGAGCTGTGCTTGGAATTGTGACTCACGCATGGTGTGCTCCTCTGGGTAAGCCTATAAGAAGGGATAGGCTTGTTTCTATCCTTCTTATCATTATATGCGTAGTTTGCGACGAGGGGTGTCACACGTATTGTAGAGGGGGTATTCTTGGAATGGGTGGGGTTTTGTTACAGATGTGACTAATGTGAAAAATCGATCGATAAACATCATCAAACATCATCAAACC